AGTTAATGTTGCATTAGATGTATAAGTATTTCCATAAGTAAGAAACTGAAAATTCAAAGGAGATATTTCACCATTATTTATAGTATTTCTAATCAATACTGTAGATAATCTTGATAAATCTATTGCAGGACTAATATTTTTATCTGTTGTTGACATATTGAATTGTAATTGCAAATCAGAGTTTATTCCTGATCTTATATGTCTTCTAGATGGTAAGTTAACATTTGAACCTAATTGAAATGGTATAAAACTAGAATCAGTAACATTATTTAAATCTGTTGTCTTATAAAAATAATTGGTGTCAGTTGCTGCAAAATTTAAAGTTTCTCCATCAGCAAAAAATATATCAAAATTTTTGTCTCCTGTTGCATCATAATTTGTTATTAATGATGCAACACCTGTATTAGTAGTATCAAAAACACATTTATATATCTTGAACATTATATCTTCTTCTTGAACTGGTGTCCAAGTCGATGCATTCTGAGATTTAAACATAGATCCAATAGAGGGTTGTGATGTAATTCTAGTTGTAGGATCATTTAATAAGAAATCACCAATAGTTGCTGAATATATTTGATATTCATCTGTATTGCATTTTGCAACTAATGCATATTGCCCTCCTGGGGATAGATATACAGGAGAAGTAAATTTAAAATTAGTTGCTACAGAGGCATTAGAAGATATTTTAACATCTAATGAACTTTTTGTAACATTACTAAAAGGTAGAATAATAGATGAAGGAGTGCCATTAATTGTTGTTCTTAATTCAACCATTACTGGAAGTGTATTAGATTTAGTTTTGAAAAATAAGTCAAAAGAATCAACGAATACACCATTAGGATATATATTAGCATCAATAAAGAAAGTTTCAGCAACCGGATCAATAGCAGCTCCTATTGATTTTTTAATTATATGAATGAAAGGTGATACTGTTGAACTGAATAATCCAGTTGGAAATTCACTAGAACTACTTACTTCATTTACACTAGCAGTTACTTGATATACCCCACCATCAGATAACCCAGATAAAGGAGCTGCTATGGTAAATGGATAAGTAGTATTGTTATTAACAAAGAAGAAAGCAGGTAAAATTGCCCCAGGTATATTTGAAGATACATTTACTTCTCCTGAATATCCAGTAGAACCGTGGCCTCCGGTTACAGTTATACTCATTGGAAAATAAACTGTTATATTTGAAGCATTAAAACTAAAATCAAACGTTTGATTACAAGTTATTACCGAAGCATAAGATAGAGGCTTTATCATATTATTAGCAGAAGATCCCGAATCATCATTATCAACAACTGTAAAACTAAAAGCAGGAAGATAACCAAATTCTGGCAACACATCTATTTTAAGAGTAGTTTGCGTCAAATTTGCTGTTTTATTAAATAGAAGTTTCCCAGAAGGAATTGGGTGATCTCCTGTATCAACACTTATCGAAGAATAACCATGAGCATTTAACTTAGAATTGTATACAGAATTTCCTAACCATCCTGTTGTAATAGATTCGCCTCCAAAATATAAAGTGTATTTTACTGGCAATCCTCCATCGTTTCCTATCGGAGAATAAATTATACCACACGAACCCTCATCGGAATCAAATTCTATATTATAATTTAAAGGGTTTATTAATTGAGAATAATTAACTGAAATAGTATCACCTTCACTCAACCAAGTTTTAACAGGTGGAAGTGGTGTAGGAGTAGGAGTAATAGCTACTTTAGCTACTGGAACTACTACAACTGTAGGAACTTGTGTTGAAACTACCGTAGTTGGAATCGCCAAACCTTGAGCAACATAAAGAGATGATGCTGAAGTGGAAAAACTAGAAGGATTTCCATCTGTTAATTGAAATACTCTTTGTCCTGTTCTAAATTTAATATTATCATTATTTGGTATTAAAAATGTTCCAACTACTGTTCCAAATTCATCTGTAGATAAAATAGTGTTGTTAACAACATTAGCAATTGTAGTAGTAGAACTTAATGTTTGATTTATATAATTAAAAACAGTATTTCCCGATCTAAAATGTGAATAATTATTAATATCTGTATTAGCAGTATATGTTGTAACAAAAGCTTTATTATTAGAAATAAAAATAACATTCCCAGTTACTTGTGAATCATTTGTTAAAATTATAGTATTAACATTAGAATTAATATTTGTTGTCATTATCAATTCTGTAGCTGGATAACAATATGAAGAAACATCAACACCATCAAAAGAAGCGTATAGATTAGTTGATGGTTTTAATCCTGTTGCATAAAAATTTACTAATCTTGATCTAATATATGGAATAATTGAATTATCAACTATCTTATTAGCAACAGTAGAAGTAGTAGTCTGAGAAGAACTTGTAGATATAGTAGAACTAACTTGCTGTATTTGGCTCGAAGATGTTGCACCACTTGATATCGAAGAACTCGTAGATGATGGAGGAGCCTGTGGTAAACCATTCACAACAGTTCTCCAATCATCCCAGCGAACACCTATTGTTGGAGCACTGGCGGTATTTAAATATATATCATTTACACCATTTATATTAGTAGATAAATCAGGAGTAGTGGAAGTGTCAACCCAATTATCAGAAGATGGATTTAAAGTTAGATATCCAGACCATGCAAATACACTATAAGGATTTAAGTTAACCCATGTAGAAGCTAAATTTTGACTAACTAATACATCTGTTGTATAATCTAATGTAATTAAACTTCCATTTACTGCACAATTTACCCCTGAATTATATAAAAATGTATGTGAAAAAGAAGAAAATGGTGGTCTTAAAATTTTATTGTTGTAGTCTATGGAACAAACATAATCAAGATTAGAAACATCTCCTACTGAATGGCCTGCAAATGAATCTACTAATATTCCATTTTTAAAAGAATCTATAGAAGGAACACTAGATGGAATTGCAATACTTGTTGCCTGATTTTCTAATAATGATAATGATGTATAATATTCTAATCTCTCAACTCTTTTTTCAATAGAACCAATATCCCTCATAGTATATCTTTTATTTTCGATATAATTAAAAATCACTTTAGATGGATCGACTGTATAAGGAGGTATATTTATTGTATATAAATCCATAGAATCTGCCATATCTGTTGGAACTGTTGGGTTTTCACTGGCAATTCCTATATTGAGATTAAACTTCTGCTCTTTAGTTACTGATAAAACATCTATTCTTCCAATATAAAAAGAAAAGTCTGAATATAAAATAGTAGAAGGAGTTGCCCATAAAGTTCCATTGATAGCATTACTTACTTTTATTCCTCTAAAATCTAAACAATCTCTTAAATTAAATACTTCTCCTGTTGTTGATGTATATGAAGGAATATTATCATAAGTTATCCCGGAATTAGTATAAGAATCTACACTACAGAATCCAGAGCCAGTATGAGTAAAATAACTAAAATTAAATAATACATAAGAAATATTAAAAGGATTTCCAAGAAAAGGATTATTCACACCATTTTTCAAAGTTATAGAGCCATAATCATAAAGAGTATCTGTTTGTCCAGTATTTAATTGATAACTTCCAGAATAATCATATTGATTATTAGAAGTATCAACAGCTATTACGGAAATTAATTTATAGCAATCTGCCACACTCAACTTAATAGTATTATTAGTAGTAATATTATTAATTGACACATTGGATTGGCCAGTTGTTTGTAATAATTTAACTTTCTGAGAAGCACCTGAAATAGAAATACTAGCTACTACAGAGGTCACGAAATTATTGGCCCCTGGATATGTTAATTGTATATTGCTTTGATTGATTACATTTATTCTTAGTCCACTTTCATAATGTAGAACAGTACCAGCAGTAGGCCCAGCCCCTCCATTTGATGTTACAGTTACTAAAAAGTTTGTTCGTGTATCAGCAGCATCTAAAACACCACTACCTAAAAAGTACTGATTAGCTATACCGTTAGTTACAGTAGCGGTAGTATTTGCCCCATTAGCAGAAAATGAAACAGAAGAAAATCTATTAGTAGTTTGATATGCCGTTACAGAAGTATTACTAACTAATAAAGTTTGAATATTATTTTTAGGAAGTTGGATAATATAATTAGAATTATCGTTACCTATTACCGAAACATTACTAGAATACATCGAAGTGGCTATATTTGACTGAAAACTTAAAGAAGTATTAGCTAAACATAAAACTTGAGTTATAGCATTTGATGTACTAACATTTAAATTATCAACAAACAATTTATAAAAAGTATTGGCTCCATCATATTCAGTAAACTCTACAGATTTAATAACACAATTACCCATTACATTCGCTGTTGATGTAACTAAACTACTATAAAGATTAACTGTTTTATTTCCAGTATAATCCAAATCTCCCTGTAAAGACTTAACAATGAAATATTTTCCATAATTAATATAAGTTGGGAATTCTATTTCTGTTATAGTATCAATTGACCGAGGAAGATCTAAATATGTTGGAGAAATTGTTTGAAATAAATATCCCTTTATATAGCATTTTCCAGGATCTACTTGAACTGAAAAAAGATTTGTATTACCATAAATATGTGGTAATATTTTAATAGCAAATGAATTTACAGTATAATTTCCAGCCTCATCAAAAGTTCTGGAAGCTAGTGTATCAGCAATATCAGAATAAATTGGTACTCTAGTTAATGTTGTTTGTTGTCCACTAACAAATCTAGATAATTCTATGAAGTTTGAACTATTAACTTGGTTTGTAAGAGTAGGATCAAAAGGAAATGCTGTTAATGTAAGCGAAATGGAATATCTATCAGCACCTGGAGCAGAATAATTATAAGAACCTAAAGCTGGATCTAGTAAAGAAGTATCATGAGAACTAGTAGTTATAGTGTCAGTAATTACTAATCCTACAATAAAAGTAGACGAATTATCTTCAGATGTAACTATAATTTGATCTTCACAAAAAACAAAATATCCACCAATATAGAAAATAGATTCTTTAATTGCATATGTAGAAGCTGTTCCAGAAAATACTGGAACATTTACAACATTTGTGCTGTAATTATTATCGATTAATATTACTTCATTCTGAGAAAATTTTAATCCATTAATATATACGAAATATATTTTAGTCGTAGTTCCCATATTAACTATGAGAATCTTTCCAATAGCTCCAGAAGTTTGGCCTACGAAAGTTTTACCAGCTAAATTAACAGAGGGTATTCCAGCAGATAATACATTAATATAATTACAGTTAGAAGCAAAAGAATTCCCTCCCATTACTATCGAACCATCTTTAAATATATTATCTCCAAATTTACTTATCTGATTTTGAAGACTAGTTTGAAGTTGAGTTAATTCTCTGGCTTGAACTGCAAATCCAGGTTTAAATAATATACGATAGAAGCCTTTAGTCTCGTCGAAATCATCTGAATATGGATTTAAATTGAAATTATATTTTGATAACATTTATTTTCCTATATTGTTATTATAAGTTTTACTTCTTCTGCTTGGCCATCTGATCTATGTACTGCTAATATATTACTTATATATATTATTTCTCCAGAATTAGGTTCTAAGTCAGGATATTTAATTGAATCCACTGATCTTGATACTGAACCATTTGTTAGAAGTAAACCAACTGATGGAATACCGTTACAATTAGTTAGTTTTGCTATTAATGGCTCTTGGGAAACTATATTACCAGAAAAAGATGGATTGCCTTGTGAACCTTGATATACAAAATCATTGGTATTATATAAACTTCCTGATTCCAAAGTTAAATTAGTTGTTTGAGAAATTACACTATTAGCATAAAAATTTACAACCTCTGCCTGACCATAACCGTGAGGATTCATTAATACACCATATTGTCTAAATGATGTATCTGTAGGTATAAATCCGTCTTCAGAAGCATCTACATCTCCAAAGCGTTTAACCAGCATAATATTAGATGTTCCCAATTCTATAGCTGGATTATACCCATGACCATATTTAGATGATATTATAGGGCGAGCATTAGCTGTATTAGTAGTTGCAGTTCCAAAAATACTTACATTAGCTTTTGTGTATCCTATTCCCATTGATGTAACGACAATTTTTTGAATAGAATCCCCGTTTAATACAACACTAGCGACTGTTTCTCCTCCATCACCATCTACTTCTACTCTTGTAATAATATTAATTGCATTTGCTATTCCACCACCATTAGCATATGTTGGAAGAGATAGAGTTATAGTATTAGTCTCAACAGAAATATTTTTTATATATGTTCCTGGAATTATACCTAAACCATTAACATTCATATTTGGTACTATATTTGTTATATCATTTAATATAATACTATTGACACCAGTTACATATGGTAAAGCTGTAGCAACTGAGTGTATATAATTATTTCCACCATTTTCGACAACAATACAATTTAATGTTCCAGGAATAACAGATGCTAAATTAACATTATATTCTATAGTATATGTTTCAATATTTCCTTGATCATCTAAATCTGGAGTAGTATTATCTATAAAAGGAACAGGCATCCAATCATTTGTTAAGAATTTATTTGATTGTTTTATATTATACAAATATTTCCATAAATATCCATCAGATGTTTCTATAAATCCATCTGATATTACATAATTATTAGTTGGTTCATATAAAGATAAACCAGAAACATTATTACAGAGACATTTATAGATATTTCCCTCAGAATTCACAATAATCATAGAAAATATATTATTGCCAGAATCAGAAGTTAATAAATCACTTTTAGGAATAAAATCGTCATATTGATTATAAATTTTATTAGCAGACCATTTATTATAACCAACAACTAATTCAGCATCAGAAGGATTAATAGTTTTTGCTGCCAACATAGTACTCCAAGCAATTCTTTCATCAACTTTAGTATCTAATGTAATTAATATATTTGTATCACTATTTCCAGATGGTAAAGGATTTCCCATATATATAAATCCAACATCTAAATGATCTATATTAGTAAAAAAATCTTTGAATTTCTTGGCTATATAAGTTCCGAATTTTGCTTTTACTGTATTGGAACTGGTTGGACCTGATGTTATTATAGTTGGCATTATATGATTTTTATAAATTCGTTATTAGATGTTATATCGAATGAAATATTAACTGTAAATTGTGTATTACTTTGAATAGATGATACAGTTCTTATGTCATTATTTATTGCTACATTAGAACCCACTGTCATAATTCCTAAAGTATTTGCAACATTAAATTTAGTATTAGTTCCTATAACTATAATAGAACCATTAGCAATATTTATAGTTCCAGAAACAGTTTTGATTTTAGAAGAAGAAACATTTATTTGTGGTAAAGATTCAATACTATCTTCAATACTATATTTAGCATAATTTATCAAACCAGCCGGATGAAGTAAATTTTTAATAATATTTTTATATTTAAAGAATTCTACTTTAGCTGTTATTAAATATGAAAAATCTATGAAATAATCTCTACCCTCTAATACAATATCTTCATTTGATAATAGACCATCTGAAGTTGTCCAGCGGCCTCCTTGTTTAAAATATGACCCCTTAATAGAACAATTAGCATTAGCAGTACCATCACCATACCCAGATAAATCTATTCCAGGAATTGACACATATCCCACTCCTGGATCGATTATTTTTATAGATAATATTTGACCTGCTACAGTATTTGCTAAAACTGGTACTAAGATATCTCCTTCCCCCATAATAGAATCTACTACTAAAACAGCATTAGAACCATTACTTGAGGAAACTGTAATATCTGGAAATAACCCTGGTGAATAAGCAAAACCGCCATTACTTATATAAACAGATGTTATTCCTCCAAAAGTATCAACAGAACTTACAGAGGCTTCTACTCCTTGTCCATTATATGATAAATTATTCTTAAATACTAATGGATCTCCGGTTTGATAATTAATACCACCATTTATTATTTTTATTTTTCCAATTGTTCCTAAATCGTAAATATAATTAATTCCAGCACCACTTTCAGGTATAGTTATTGGTTCGATAATAAAAGATGGAGTAAATTGAGATGAAATTGTGGAAGTATTTACAACTATAGATGTAATTCCTCCAAGATTATTTATTGTATTAGATTCAAGAGCTACACTAAGAATAGTACTTAAATTTTCCACTCCATTAGCAGCCATTCCATAATCAGCCGAATTTATTGTAACATTGACGAAATCACCAATAATATCTGTATTGAAATATATACTATTTGATGAATATTTTCCCAATGTATCTATGGTATTAATATAACAATTAAAAGATGTATTAGAATAACCATTGGCAGATATTCTAGAATTTATTTTGAATCCACAACCACCATCTTTTATAGAAAGATTATCTATATCACCACTAGCAATATTATCAACAATAGCTATAGCAGGTTTAGATGAAACTCCTCTTATAATTACAGGATCTCCAATATTATAACTACTTCCACCATTTAGAATTGTAATAGTATCTAAATCAGAAAATGTTTGTAGATTTAACGGGATATTTACATTACCTAATATAATATCAGAACTAACCATTTCTCCATTAACGAAAGATCCTATTAAAGTGGATATATCAATTAGAAACTCGAAATAGTCATAACCTATAGATCTTCTTATACCAGCAGTTTCAATAACAGCAACAGCCTTAGACATATCCCCAATAATTTTTCTATCATTTAATAAAGATATATTAAATTCTAAATATTTTATTTGAATAGTGAAACCCAAAGGAGGAGGAGTATTAAAAATTATTTTCTTATATTCCTTTAAAAGAATAAAATCATTTACTGGAATATTATTAATCAAAACATTAAATTGTGAAATATTGTATTGATCTGGTAAATAGTATGTTGTTTGAATTCCGTCACTGATATAAGATGAAGAAATATTATTATCTATTCTCAAAATATTTTCATAAACCCATCTTCCATCTGATGCTCTTAAAATATTTTGGCCGGGATAAGATATAGTAGCTTCTTCATTAAATAATAATCTAAAAAGATATTTGAATGACTTCTCAGAACCTTTAGAAAGATAGAGAGGCATTATGTTTTTTATTATGAATTCTTTATTGATAGCTGTATTTCTAGGAAGATATTTTAGAAAAGTATTGAAAAATTGCTGTTCAAAAATATCTAAATTATCATCAATATCAGCAATATATCTTAAATCTTTAGATACTCCTGAAACAGTATTATCTAAAAATTCATAGTAAGCTTCCATGAATGATAAGAATCTTGGAGAGTCTTCAAGAATAAATTCAGGAATCTGTTTTTGAATTAATACTGCTGTTTTTCTATCATTCATTATATTGCTTGAGTATTGATTGTAATTGAATTTGGATCTAATGTATCAATAGTAATTATATTATTTTTAAATGATTTAATAATACCCGATGCTACAGGACATTGAATTCGTATTAAACTATCAGAAGTATTTGTTGAAACTATATTAATATTTTTTAAATTTATTATTCCATTCACATAATCAATAGTTCCAATATTAGCATTAACAACTTGTCTTACTGCTTGAGGATTAAAATATGTTGTGCGAAGAATACCAACTTGTGAATTTATTACTGCTACTGCTGAAGAACCGAAACCTCCACCACCTGATATATTTACAATAGCTTTAGTATAATCTGTGCCACCATCAATAATATCTATACTTCCTATTTTTCCGTTAATTAATGTAGCAGTTGCAGTAGCTCCAATTCCATCTCCAGTAATAGTAATAGTAGGAGCAGATGAGTAATTAGAACCGGGATCAATTATACTTACTGAATTAATAGCTGTAGAAGAATTTGGTGTTTCTTCTATAGTAACATTTTGAAGATTTCCATTACTATCATATACAGAAAAAACACTTGATGTTAATTTAGATATTGCATTCCTAGGTAAAAGTGGTATATTGAAATTTATATTATAATTATTTACTATTCCTAATATTGGTATAAATCTCTTCTGGGCTAATATAGTAGAATAACAACCTATTATTGAATTCGTATCTGTATAGTTTATGGTTTCTTCTAATTTTGACTGAACGAATTTAGAACTAAAAGTATTTAAATAGTTACTATTATAGGTTAAAATTGAATTTAGAATTATACTATTCATTCCTTCCATATTCAACATAGTTTTGGATTGGTCATATTGAACATTAACATCAACTAATAAGTAAAGATATTCAGGATCTCTAATTTCTGATTGAACTGTTAACATTCCTCTTAATTTTATATCATCAAGAATATTCTGTTTAGTTAGAGAAGAAAGATAAGAATTTTTAACTGGTACTAATGATATAAATACTTTTCCGAAAATAGGTGGCATTTCATCTTCACCACCCCAAACAGATATATCCTCAATATTTGGATATATTTTTTTAACCAATACTTTATAATCATTAGTTGTTACGAATCTATTTTGACTAGAAAAAGCTATAGGGGCTGCATATTTAATAGAGTCTACTGATTCTCTATCTTTTCCTCCAGATGCTGCTGTTACTGGAGTTATATTAAAATTTGTCAAAGAATTGGAAAGAGAATCTGTTAATGTACTTGTAGCTATAAAATTATTAGCCTGATTAGCATTTGAATTATTAGTTACTAAATAATTTACATAAACTATTCCACCATCTGGAATTTTTTGACCGATAACATCATTTCCAAAATAAATCTGAAACAATCCTCCCCTTCCCTCTTGAACAAAATAAACAGGAGTATTTGATTCTATATCAGTTATATCTGTAGCTTGATTAAAATATGTTATAGAAGTATTAGTAGAAGATGGACTAACATATACCTGAAGGGTACTTATATCTACACTTGCATCAGGAATTCCAAATATTTGATTAGGATTTGTTGATTGGTCTTGTGTAAAAGAATAGTTAGTTAATTGACCTTCTGAAATAGCTACATTCTCAAAAATATAGGATGTGTTAGACTTAGTTACAGTAAAATCATTTAAAACAACAAAATTATAAGAAATTCCATCTATTTGATTAGAAAGAAAACTAAATCCTCTTGGTAATTTAAGAGTTCCAATATCAGTAGTTCCAGTTAAAACTTCTAAATTAATATAAGCTTGTGCGGATTTTTTAGATTGAGGTGTATAACTTAATGACTTAGCATGTGAAACTACAGAATCTCTAAGAATAGCGGTATCAAGAAAAGCTTCATTGGCTACCATATTTAAATAATAAGCTTCATAATGAGTGTTATAAGCTAAAAGATCTAGAAGTATATTTAATCCAGATCCTTCAAAATTATAATCTGTGAATAATGTTTGTTGTGAAAGAAACGATTTTAAATTATTTTTTATGGTATCAAAATCTAATTCTGTTACTCTTAAACGGTCTGTCATTTTATCGAATTCTCTCTAAGAAAAATGTGAGTGTTATTGGATTAGGATTATTTATAATATAAAAATTTATTGATACCTTATATGAAAGTTCATCAGGAGTTGGAATGACATTTATAGTATTAATAGAAACTCTTGGCTCAAAATTTACAATAGTTTCTTTTATTTCTCTTTGTAAATTTCCTGAAGTTATAGAATCAATTGGCTCGAAAAGCAATCTCCTAATATTACTACCAACATCAGGATTAAATGGTCTTTCGTAATGATTTGTTAATACTAGATTTTTCATTGAAGTTATAACAGCCATTTCATTAGTCAGAACATTAATATCTTTTCTAATAGGATGTATAGTAAAATTCAAATCGAGATCCACATAATTTCTCGTTGATGTTTGTATTGCAGTTGTTGTTGACATTTTATCTACCTATAAAAAAATTTGGAGAACCATTTACAGCATATGGATCACAATGAGCAGTATGCTGTATATCGCATAAATTATCTGGAACTGCTTGATCACCTATAACTATTACTCTAGCACCTCCTATGAATAATGATGTTTCGCTTGCTATTAATCCTCCTGCTCCATGACTATCAGTATCACCCTCAATAGCTACAGCAAGCCCATTAACATAAAAAACACTCTGAGAAGCTATTGTAGTAGCCCCACATGAACGAAAATCTGTATCCCGATGAACAGCAGCCATTATGGATTCACATCGATTCTAGAGGCATACCAAGTCACATTTCCAATAGATTTCATAGTGAACGATCCTATTGAATTAATTGAATACCCATTAGATTGTACAGAAAATAAACCACCTACTGAATTGTTATAATATCCACCCACTTTAACAGTATAATTTCCTCCAATGGTAACATCTACATTTCCTAAAATTTGTTCATTGAGATTACCATCAACTTTTAAATATGCATCTTTTTTGACATAAATTTCTGCATCACCTTGTACAGTTATATTACATTTACCCATAATATATACAAAATCATCACCCATAACTATTTGATAATTATCCTTAACTATCTTTTCAACTTTACTGCCATTAGGATAAATTTCTCTAAAAGTTCCAGTTCTATGTGCTTCATGAATTCGTTCTTTTCCTGGAGTATCATCAACTTCAAATATATGCCCAGATTCAGATTCTCTTACATTATTATAAGGGTATTTTGTGGAATATTCTGTTACTGGTTCGCTCCAACTAGAATTCACAGTAGGAACACCACCAACAACATTATTCTTTCTTTCTTGAATGAATGTTTTTCCTATTGAATCTGAATCATTTCTGGCCATTCTGGGAGTACTTGGTTCGTCTAAATTGCGAGGATACAATGATGCCGAAGAGGGTTCAACAATTGATATTCCTGTTCCGTCAGAATTATATGATTTGCTTTGAGGAGGTCTTGGTGAATTCTGTAGCTGTGAATCAGTTCTATTATCAGTAAAAGCATTTTGAGGATTTGGAGGATTTAATGGTATATTAGGAAAAACTCCAATCATTACTGGATGTAGTGCTGATTCTCCATCAATAAAAAAACCCATGACCATATCTCCCTCATTTGGGGCATAAGGATTTGTATTATTTATTGGAAATAAAGGAATAGTCCACGGTAGGGAATCTGTTGAAGCACTCATTTTGTTATCAGAATGCCATCCTACAATTCTAACTTTACATCTTCCCATCTTTATAGGATCTTGTATATCTTCTATAATTCCTGTCCACCAAATAAATCCTCCCTTCCCCGCAAAATTTTTATCCATTAGTAATCTAAAATTTCCTGAGTTTGATTTTTTGTTCCTGCTGGTATAAATGGATTTGCAGAAGAAGTTGTGGCCACTTCTAAAAATGTTTCATGTTTAGAAAAAGAAATTACATGTCTCGACCCTATTATTAAATATTTTCCACTCACAGTTTTATCTGAATTGTCCCCACCTACTTCCGTTTCCCCAAATAGTTGCGCATTTATGTTTACATTAAAACCAGATGATAATGTAAAATTCCCAGGCATAACAAGTCTTAGTCTTCTATTAATTAAATTATTTATAATAGCTTTTCTTTGATGTATATAATCTTCGCAATTATCTATCTTAGAAAGAGAACCAGGATCATTAGCTTGAATATATTTACTTAATTTTTGTGATGAACCCGAAATACTCATAGTGTAAGCAGAATCATTCATTTCTAAACTTTTCTTATTATCTCTATTGATTAGAACCGAAATATTAGGATTTTCATTACCATGCGAAAGTAAATTATAATGATCAGCATAAGATATATTTTTACTTGATACAGAACCAGTTATAGGATCAAATCCTACAAATTTACCAGCTTGCACTCCTGTTTTAATTTGATTAATAGCATCAACTTGATTAACAATATCCATTTTTCTCGCATTAGAAATTTCTCCCAACGAATTCGTATCTGTATTTTTAACTGTAAATTTAATATCTAAAATTGTATTTTGAATTAATAAAGTTGATAATGTACAGAAATTAAAACCTATAATATTCTGAAAAAAAACAAAATTTGGGGCATTTTTAAAATCAACTGCTTTTTTTGCACACCACTCAATAGCTTCAAAAGGGTGAAGATGTGAAATTACTATCTTACGAACCCCCATAGAATCTTCAAAAATACCAGCCATATCTTTTTGTGTAACTTTTAAAGAATCTGTTAATATTTTTTGAGCAACTTTACTATATGTTGTTTCATATGAATTACTAAGTATTTTCT